GAGTTATTAAACCCACAGGGTCAATCTTCTATAACCATATAGACATACTTCACAAACATAATACAATTCATCCATCATATGTGTATGATTATAATGTTAAACAAGTTATAGTTTGGGATAGAGGTAACACACCAAAGTTAGATAAGAGTTATTTCTTACCAACAACTGAATGGATATTTTGGATTAAGAAGGATTGGAATAGTATCCCTTATTTCAATAAGTCTCTTGCCACACACAAGAAAAGTATATGGAGAATAAACAAAGAAAAGAATAATCCTCACCCTGCACCATTCCCTGAGGAACTTGTAGATAACATAGTTAAGAGTTGTTGTTCTGAAGGTGGACTGATACTTGATTGTTACAATGGAAGTGGTACATCTGCGGTGGTTGCAAATAATAATAACATGGATTATATTGGAATTGATATATCAGAACAATATGTCCAAATGACTAAAGATAGATTAAATGTCAGCAAATAGAAGAGCAAAGAGAGCACAAGAAAGATTTAGAATTAAAATTCATAAAGAGTTTATTGAAAGGACCAAACATATGACTGATGAACAGATAAGAGCATATGTTGATAAACAAGTAGCTAAGTACGCATACTTAGATAATGTTGCAGTTGTTGAGGATGGTAAGGGTCCATCGGTAGAAGACTTGTTTGACAAAAAAGAAGAATATGGAGGTTAATATAGACTTAACTAAGAAACAATCACAGGCGTGGAAACTATTGATGGACGATATTACTAATATTGTTTTATATGGGGGTTCAGCTGGTGCGGGTAAGTCTTGGTTAGGTTGTCTATGGATTACAACTCTATGTTTAAAGTATAATGGTATAAGATGTTTAATTGGTAGAACAGTATTAACCCAATTGAAAATGACAACACTAAATACTTTATTTGAGACACTACAATCAATGGGATTAAAATCAAATGAACATTATATCTACAACGGACAAAGTAATATCATCACATTTAAAAATGGTTCAGAGATAGTATTAAAGGACTTACAATACCAACCATCAGACCCAAACTTTGATAGTCTTGGTGGTTTGGAACTTACAGCTGTGTTCGTAGATGAAGCAGCACAGATTAGTCAGTTAGCTTACAACATACTTAAGTCACGTATCCGTTTCAAGTTAAACGAATACAAACTACAACCAAAGATATTGATGACGTGTAACCCTGGTCAAGTGTGGTTAAAGAAAGAGTTTTACTTACCATATGTTCAGGGGACATTATCAATTGACAAAGCATTTGTACCAGCACTACCGATGGACAATCCTCACTTACCTAAATCTTACATTGAGATGTTAAAGTCATTACCATCATCACAAAGACGTAGACTATTGGAAGGTGATTGGAACTATATGGAAGAAGATGATAGTCTATTTAACTTTGACCACATATCCAACTCTGTGTTTATAAACGTTCCACAAGGAACCGATAAGAAGTATATGTCTGTGGACGTAGCAAGGTTTGGTGCTGACAGGTCCGTAGTAGTCATTTGGAGTGGACTGGTGGTCTTAGATATTAAAGTCTATAGTAAGTTATCAACCACAGAATTATCGTCCGAAATAAAGGATTTAATAAGGTCATATGGAATCCATATTAATAATGTAATTGTGGATACAGATGGTGTTGGAGCAGGAGTGGGTGACCAGTTAAAAGGATGTGTGAACTTTGTGAACAACTCAAGTCCATTACACGGACAGAACTTCACCAACCTAAAGTCACAATGTTATGTTAAGTTATCAGAACTATTTAAAGAAGGTAAGTTAAGTATAAACTTAATGGACCCAACGACAGTAGATGAATTAACACAGGAGTTACTATCAGTTAAATTAAAAGATATAGATAAAGATAATAAAGTAGGAGTACAATCAAAGGATGAGATGAAGAAGGTATTGGGTAAGTCACCCGATTTATCTGATGCACTCATGATGAGAATGTATTACGAATTAAAGAATTTAAAAACGACTGGCCGTTACGCCATTGCATTTGCATAATATGAGAGATATAAAATTTGAATTAAACGGGATTGAATATAAGATACCACACATTTTATCCATTGGTAACTACGTAAAGATATTCAAGATTAAAGGATTGTTTGAAGATGATTACTTTGCAACAAAGTTAATTAACATAATGACTGGTGCAGACTTAAAAGATTTGGATGGTGCACCTCGTGATGAAATACAATTCATTACAAATCAGTTAATGAAATTAGTCCCTGTTGAGAAACCTGCGTTCTCAGATAGGTTTACATTGGATGGTGTTGAGTATGGATTTATTCCTGAGTGGAAGAAGATGAGCTTCGGTGAGTACGCTGACTTAGATACATTGATGACCAAGAAACCTGAGGAGATGATTGACTATCTTCATATCATTACAGCAATCTTATACAGACCAATCATTAAATCCAAGTCAAGTCATAAGTTCACCATTGAGAAATACAATCAGGAGACCATGGAGGAACGAGCCGAACTGTTCAAAGAGAAGTTAGATGTGGAGTATGCTTTAGGTGCTCAGTTTTTTTTTATTCAATTCGCACTGAACTTTTCAAACTATACCCCAATGTCTTTGATACAGAAGATGAAGATGGAATGGAACGGGATAAAGTTCGCATGGAGGAACAGGAAGAAACTATGGTCGTTACTTTTGAAAAAAGATTTGGATGGTACGCAGTTCTCAATAGAGTTGCAGATGATAATATTACAAGACACGATGAAATTATCACAAAAAGTGTTATCGAAGTACTCAACCAACTCAGCTACCTCATCGAAAAAGACAAAGAGTTAGTGAGGTTACAGAAAAAAGCACAACAAAAATCCTAATTTCAGGATATAATTGGGATAAATTTATATTTATATTTAAGAGATGTTAAACTACAAACAGATATTAACCTACTTTAGCAGTATTGCTTATCATAATCCTCAGATTCAATCGTTTGGATTCGGGGATTTAAAGCAATGCACTAACGATATTATCACTAAAAGGGAACCAAGATACCAAAGAATGTATGTTGTTCCTGATAGAGTTACTTTAAATCAGAATGAAATTCATTATAACTTTAATGTGATTATAATGGATAGGGTTGAAGATGACTTATCAAACTTAGAAGAGGTAATGTCAGATACATTGGAGACAGCCAAAGACATTTGGACTATCTTTTATCTGTCATATACAAGACAACAAGGTAACTTTGCACGTATAATTCAAGGGGAATGGGACCCAACATTGGTTCCTTTCACAGAAAGGTTTGAAACAGTATTAGGTGGATGGACATTACAGATTAGTTTGGTTGCACCATTTGATTATAATTCCTGTGTATTACCTGATGACTTTGTGTTCTCACAGGATGAATCATATTCAAGTTATTATCAAATTATTTCAGATTGGAGAGGTTTTGCAGATAGTCACAGACAGATTAATAGTTTTGGATTTGGTGATGTAGAACAATTAACAAATGATATTGTAACAAAGGTGGAACCTTTATATCCACGACTTTATTTTGTACCAGATAATACAAGACTAAGTCAAAACCATATGCACATAACATGGAGAGTAATCTGTGCTGATAGGATTGAAGATGATTTATCAAATCAACAAGACGTACTATCAGATACATTGGAGATAATGAAAGACTTATTCAGTAGAGCATATTTATCAGATTACGATGCTGATTGGGATGCATCATTGGAACCATGGTTAGAACAAACAGAAACTAATATAGGAGGATGGACAATGACGTTTAGTATTCAACAGAAGTTTGATTACAATCGTTGTGTACTTCCTGAATTACCATTTGGTGGAATCACATGGGAAGAATTAGCTGAACTATGGAAAGATGTAGAAACTAAATGGAGTCAAACTTAAAAGAAAAAATATAATATAAAATGGGTCAATTAACTAATTTATACGTAAGTCAATCCTATCAAGGATTAATCAAACTTGCAAACTCAGCCACAGGAGTTACTGGTACATTGCAGTACACACAGGACGGCGTTGGTAATAACTTACCGATACAAATATCAACATCATCTGTTAATATCACAGGTTCCTTTACTGTTAACGGACAACCTATTTCGGTGGATAGTGGTTCATTGGTAACAACAGCATCTTTCAATGCATTCACAGCATCCATTGATGGACGTGTTGATGCGTTGGAACTTGAGACAGGTTCACTACAATCACAAATAAATCAGAAACTAGATACAGGTTCTTTTAATTCTTATACATCTTCAAATGATAGTAAAGTTAATTCACTTATTAATAGCACTGGCTCTTATGCTACTACTTCATCGCTTACTGCGTTATCGCAAAGTATAGCATTAACTGACTTAAATCAGAATAACGTAATTGCTGGTCTTGCAACCACAGCATCTTTAACTTCATTATCACAATCAATTGCAACAACAGACTTAGGTCAAGACAATAGATTGGGAAGTTTAGAGACAGCAACAGGTTCTTTACAAAATCAAATCAATCAGAAGTTAAACACTGGTTCATTCAATTCATATACAAGTAGTAATGATGCAAGAGTTACTTCATTAGAAAGTAAAACGGGTAGTTATGCAACTACAGGTTCAAATATATTTCAAGGTAATCAAACAATAACAGGAAGTTTAGATGTTACAGGAGAGATTACCGCATTATCAGCGTCAATTACTTATTTAGAAGTAATATATCAAACATCATCAGTTATATTCTCATCAGGTTCAAACATACTTGGAGATGAAGCCGGTGATACACAAACATTATGGGGAACAGTTAAGTTACCAACAGGTCCTTTATCTGTAACAGGTTCAGCAACAATCTCAGGTAACTTAAACGTTCAAACATCATTAACTGCATCAGGATTAAATTATCCTACTACTGATGGTACATCTAATCAGATATTAGCCACAAATGGTGCGGGAACATTATCATTTATTGATATTGCAGCAACTAACATTACTACAATTACAGAAGCGGTAAGATATGGTGAAAATATAACAATTGGTGACCCATTATATGTAAGTGGTTCAAATGGAACAAGACCAATAGTTTATAAAGCAGATGCTGCTGACCCAAATAAGATGCCAGTAATTTATGTTGCATCTTCAACAGCAAACGCAAATACAAATACAACTGCAATTGCATTAGGTTTAATTACGAATGTAACAACAACAGGTTACCCTGATGGAACTTTGATTTATGTAGGTGAAGGTGGTGGATGGTCATCATCAAGACCAACAGGTAGTTCTTCAATTGTTCAACCATTAGGTATTGTTACAAAAGAAGGATCTGGTGGAAGTGGTAGAGGATTGGTGTTAAATCCAGGTCCTGTATTATTACCAAATATTCAAACAGGATATGCGTGGGTAGGTAATGGAACTAATCAACCAGTACAAGTGGCTACAAGTTCATTATCAGTTGCTTCAGCTGTAAGTTCATCTTACTCAACTAATGCATTATCAGCATCATATGCCACACAAGCATTATCTGCATCATATGCACCAATACCATCAGGAACAGTATCAGGTTCACAACAAATCGTTGATTTAGGATTTGCAACAACATCTTCCGTTAATCAAAAATTAGATACAGGTTCTTTTAATACATATACAGCATCAATGGATGCAAGAACAGGTTCATACGCAACCACAGGTTCAAATAACTTTATAGGTAATCAAACTATTACAGGTAGTGTAGATATTAGAAGTGGTAGTTTAGAATTATTTTCTAATAATACAACTGTTAATACAGATTTATATTTAACAAGTTCACAAGGTCAATCTAATATGTTCTTTGGTTGGGGGGATAATCCTGCTCTTGGTGGTCCTTTAGCATCTCAAGCAAACTATACAGGTTCATTAAGAATTACTGGTAGTAATAATATTGTTAATTTACCACAAATTAGAGGAACAAATTTCCAAGCATCTTGGCAAGGACACCAAGGTTATATTAGTGGTTCAAATAACTGGATTAATGGTAATAACTCAGGTATCTATTTGGCTACTGGTTCACTATTATTTCCAAAAACACAAGGTAACATTTTAGGTTTTGGTTCGGCAATTGGATTATCATATACAACAAGTTCTTTAGGGTCAGGACAAATTCAAAATAATACATTATATGGTGGTCAAATAAATATTGTTCATAATAGTGGTTCAGCGATTGTTGCTGTAAACTTATTAAACAGTGGACAAATATCCTCAACACAAAACTTTGTAACAAACGTAGTACCATCTATTACAGCAAATATGATGCTTGGTGGTACGATTGTATTAAATCATGTTAGTTCATCAATTAGTGTTAATCAGAACTTTGTTGCTACACCTCTTACTGTTAATAACCACGTAAGTAGTTCAATTACCAATAACTTAGTTGCATTAAATAACAATATGTGGCTTGGTGGTTCTAACTCAACAGGACCAGGTCTTTGGTTGTCTGGATCACAATCAAGTAATGTTGCTAGAGCAATTTCAGATAATTTAATTGGTGGTAGAAGTAATATTATATCATCATCATTTGTAAGTTCATCAAACTCAAACTTATATGCAACATTAATATTCGGACAAAATTTAACTGTATCAGGTTCACACGGAACTGCAGGTGGTTCAGCATTCTTAGGTAGATATAACGATACAACATCATTACATCTTGCACAAGACGTTGTCTTTGCTGTAGGTACAGGAACAGGAACATCTAACAGAAGAACAGGTTTATATGTAACATCAGGTTCATTGGTTGGTGTGTCAGGTTCATTAAATGTTAATGGTCCAACAATTATGTCATCAAGTACCCCATATGTATTATATGCGAGTGGTACAATTGCAACACAAAGGATACATTTTGATAATAATCCATTCAATAGTAATGTATCTTCAAATTTAGGAGCAATAAGAATTGATGATGTTAACGAAAGTCTTAATACTTCAATGTATGATAGGGCTGAAATTTCAAGTGCGTCCTATGTAACACAAACTGTTAATACAGGTAGTAATTTTGTAAGAACACAACTTCTTTCAAGTTATGGGGGAACAAGCGCAATATTATCATTAGCTAATTTTAGTGGTAATGGTATATTAACATCAAACGTTAATACAGAAGTTACAGGAACATTAAAGGTAACTGCAGGTATTACAGGTTCACTTGAAGGTACCGCATCATATGCAACAAACGCATTAACTGCATCGTTTGCATTGAATGGTGGAGGTGGTGGTTCTGCTTTCCCTTTCACAGGTTCAGCAGTAATAACAGGTTCACTTGCAATAACAGGTTCAGCATCGGGTAATGTAACTGCATTATCAATCAGTTCTAATACTGCATCGTTGAACCTAAATGATGGTAACTTCTTTACACTTCAATTGGTGTCAGGTTCAGCAACCCATATTAATCCATCTAATATTAAACCAGGTCAAACTGTAAACATTAGATTAAACACAACAGGTTCAGGAACGGTTAACTTCCCATCATCTGTTAAACAAGTAAGTGGTTCATCCTATGTTCCAACTACAACAACAAGTGTAGATATAATAACATTGGTTAGTTTTGATAGCTCAAGTCTATTCCTTGCAAACGTTAAAAACTTAGTATAATATGATATTTGCACCATTTGCATTTCAAAATCAAGCGGTATCTTTAGACCCTGATGCTCAAGCATTCTTAAGTGCAGCAGGTATAACTGACCCAACTATCACATCAGCAATAAACACATTGGTTGTTGATATGAAAGCTCAGTCATTATGGACAAAGATGCTTGCAATATATCCATTCGTTGGAGGTACTGCAACTACACACAAATACAACTTAAAGAATCCTGCTGATACAGATGCAGCATTTAGATTGGTATTTAGTGGAGGTATAACACATAGTTCTACAGGTATAGTTGGTAATGGAACCAATGGATATTATGATACATTTGTAAATGCATCTACTACTTTAAGTCAAAATAACGTATCAGCTCACGTTTATATTAGAAACAATGTGGCAGAAGAAAAGGTTGATATAGGTTTTTTAAGAACTTCAGGTTTAGTTGGATTACAAATAAATACGAGAAGTAGTACAGATAAAATTGCGTATAGATGTAATAATTCTGGTTTAGTGGAAGTTACTAATACGGACTCTAGAGGATTTATAGGTGTTAGTAGATTAGTATCCACTCAACAAGTTTTAAGTAAAAATACTACTCAAACAACACAAGGAGCAACATCAACAACACCACCATCATATAAGATATTTGGTTTGTGTTTTAATTTAAATAATTCCGCTGGTTTCTTTAGTACAAGAGAACAAGCTTATTCTTCATTAGGTACAGGTTTAACTGATGCAGAATTAGATACCTATTATACTATAGTACAAGCATTCCAAACAACATTAGGTAGACAAGTTTAATTTATGATAGTATTAAAAATAAGCGAAGAGCAAAAAGATATATTAGTAGATAAACAATTTGATACAGATTGTTACTTTAATCCAATATTAGATAATAATAATAATTGGATTATATCTATAGAAGAAAGAGATTATAATAAAAATGAGGAATTACCATGGTTAAATGACTTAGAAGAGATTGAGTATGAACCAATACCATTCTCTTTTGATGACCTAACAAGTGGAACAACAATAAACTAAAATGGATTTAGCACAAATAGCTCCAATATTGGAGGACATTATTAAAAATACACTTAACGAAAGACGTTACAAGTTTGGTTATGCCAAGTATCAAGGTACATCAAACAAAGTTGCATCAGGTAAGTTGAGAGATAGTGTTAGTGTTGTTGCTAATAATGGTGCTGATGGTGTTAGTACGTTGGTTGTAATGATGGAAGAATATTTCCAATGGGTACAATCAGGAAGATTGCCAGGTAAAAAGTTTGTTCCTATCGCTCAATTGGAGAAGTGGATTAAACAGAGAGGGTTGAAAGGTAGAGATAAAAAAGGTAGATTTATAACAAATAAAAGTTTTGCATTCGCAATAGCAAAGAATATAAATAAATTTGGTATAAGACCATCCAATTTTTTAGATATTTCATTAGAAAAAGTAATGGAAGACCCTAGAATAGTAGAATTAATTGGAGAAGCGTCTTATGAAGATTTAATAAACGCAATAGAAGGAATATGACATTTGGATACCAAAGACTGTATAGTAATTTTCTTAACAGCAACACACAATTACGAAGAAGCACCGACATGGTCTACCAAAGAGGTGGAACTTATGAAGTTGTATTAACTGGTGATACCTATGTATCATCAATGACATTGAATGTAGATTTATATTCTGATAATGAGAAAGTCGGGAGAATGAATATTGTTCCCTACAATATCTCACAATCAGGTGCAACATATACATACAGGTTCAACATAAGACCATACGATTACTTATCAAACTATGTTCAATCAGAACATTATCAGTACTATTGGTTGAATGATTGGTACACAACAACACAACAAATCAATTTGAATAATCAATATCCAAATAGTATAAGTGTTAAAATGTTATATGGTTATCAGTACATTTCAGGTAACACAATAGTAACAGAGTATCAAGTCAATCCAGCAAATGAGTTTTATCATTATACAAATATTCCAAATTGTTTAAATGATACATCATTCGTACCATCAGGATTTACAAACACAGGTCCAAACTTTAATTATATTGGTGGTGCTTTCCAAATGAGTGACCACTTTATATTACAGAACTTTGACCAAGAGATTGGAACTGTAGTAGGTACAGGTATGACCATTAATACAGTAGACGTGAATAGAAGATTATCTCCTATGTCACAGTATCTAATGGACTATCCAAACTTACCAGAACAATCACAGACAGGTAGGTTCTTAACGGATGCACCACGTATCCAATATATACAATCTGATGAAAATTACGTACTTTATTACCTAAACGGACAATCAGGAGATAGACAAGTGATAGAAGCAGACTATGCAGTATTTGAATTTTTTGATGAAACAAATACAAGAATATCTTTTTGGGAACAACAATTAAACTTTAGTGGTACAACATACGCATCACCAACAGGTTATACGGATACATTGCAACCATTTGCGTTACCTTGTGGTCCTGTAGATATAACAAACATCTTTACAAACGCAATCAATTGGGATGATGTGGCTTACTACACAGTACAATTAGCTTATTCATACCCAACAAATAGTAACAATAGAATATTAGCGGGTGGGTTCGGACCAATATCTGAAACATTCTACTTCTATCTATACAATAATTGTTTACCTGAGAACACAAGATTAGTGTTTTTAAATGCAAGAGGTGGGTATGATTACTTCACATTCAAATCTTACAGGAATGACATTAAAAAGATAGCTTCTCAAAGTTTTGATAGTAGATACTACGCAACTGATTTGGCGTCACCAGATCGAAACGTAGGACGTTCTGTGAAGACATTTGCTACAGATGTAACACAAGAAATTGTATTGGACACAGATTACTTAACAGAATCAGGTGGTAATTGGTTAGAACAATTATTTTACTCGCCACAAGTATATATAGATAACGGAGACTATGTATCTCCAATTGATAGACAAGATAAAATCTACAAGGATTTAACACCTGTACAAATTTTATCTACAGAAGTAGAAACTATCAATGAAAAACATAGAAAATTGAACAAATATAGAATAACATTAAAGACAGCAGATACATTCTTTGTAAATAGAGGATTTTAATATATGAGTCAACAACAAACAGTACTACGAGTACAAACAAACATTCCAGGTGAAATTTCAGGAAGCACTACCTATGAATTTTTAGATTTATATAGTAGTATCCCTATTTCAATTAATAAATCATTTGCTGAGTTAGGGGATATTGGAAAAAGAAACTCTGATTATTCTGTTGGTGTATTATTGCCAGGTTCAAAGAAGAATAACAGATTCTTTGAGAACTTCTTTAACGTTGATGCAACATCATTATACTTTAATCCATTATTAAAAGTACCTTGTAACGTTTTAATTAACGATGAGGCATACTTTACAGGTTACATGAGGTTAAATAAAATCTCAGTTAAGGATAGTAAGGTAGAATATGATGTAACTTTATACTCAACGCCAGCAGAATTGTATGGTAATATGGGTAATAATCTATTGAGAGACTTAAATTTCTCTGATGATGATTATCGTTTTAACCATACATTTAACTTAGAAAATGTAACAGAGGGATTTACTTACCAAAACTTTCAGATAAATGGTGAGAAACCTAAACCTTATTTCTATCCTGTGGTACACAATGGTTACCTTTATACAGGTAGTACGGTTAACTTTACAGGTGGAACCATTTTATCAAGAACAAATCTTTATACATCAACAGCAAACTCAGCAGGTCAGCTAACTTCATATACAAGTCAAGCCGCAGCATGGGCTGATGGTGTTCAACAATATAGAATTAATTCACCTGGTCAAGGTTTATATGACAATCAATTAAAACCAGCATTAAATATTTGGTCATTAATTCAATTAATGTTCAAGACATATGGTTATCAAATTGAATCAGACTTTTTCAACACACCATGGATGAAAAGTTTATATATGTATGGTTACTTTAGTTCAGACGCAACCAAGTTCTCATTTCAAGTATATAACATTCAATCATTACCATTAGAAGGTGTTGAATTATTCTTTGTTCAAATATCGGGAGATGTATATTGTGTTGTATCTAAATTAGGTACAGGTATCCCTTGTTTGTGTGATGAAGATATTAATATTCGTTTGAATTATACAAGTACATCATTTGATTTAACAATCCCATATGGTACATCAGGTTTAACTGTTAACAATATCGGTCAAACATTTTTATCAGGTTCATCTTCTCAAGTTCCAAATGGAAGTACATTAAAATATTTACCAGTAGCTGTTGGTACATCTGTGAATTTTGTGGATGGTGACTTTGTTGATTTTAACCTTGTTATAGACCAAAATATTAAACAGATAGACATTCTATCATCCATAGCTAAGAAGTTCAATTTAGTCCTTATTCCTGACCCAAATAATGGTAGTATAATTAGGATTGAACCATACGACTTTTTTATTGGTACAGGACAAGTACATAACTGGTCAGATAAGATTAGTTATGACAAAGGATTTACCGTAGAACCAGCATTAAACTTTATTGAGAGTGAATTACAAATAACAGACCAAGAGGATAGTGATGAAGGAAACAAGTTGTTTAAAGAAAGTAACAATCGTATATATGGTCAGAACTATGTATATAATCCAACCGACTTTAAATCTCAAACTAAGAAGATAGACACGATATTCTCTCCTGAGTTAATACGTAAGTGGGATGCCGATGGTGTTTCCAATATCGGATTACCTCTCGGCATCAACTACGTAGGTTCAAACAATCAAGTTGGTTCAGGTTCTACTGTTAATGTGAACTGGATATATAAAGGAGTTAAGACTAAACCTAAATTAATGTTTTGGTTAGGTAACTATAATCCATTCTTAGATTTGGTTGGTGAGACATTCAATGCAACAAACTTTTTTAAAACATATACTGCTTATATTTCTAATACAAGTGGTTCAACATATATTCAATTTGATAGATTACCTGTAATATCTCATACGATGCCAATGGGTAATCCTGACAATAATAAGATTAATAACGATAGTCAATGTATATTATTTAATTCAGAATTTCCATCCGATGAGATTGGTGTTCAAACGTTTAATACATATACAAACAACGATGCTTATGCTACGTTCTATCAAGGTAGAGTGGATAACTTATATAACCCTAATACTCGTGTATTAACAGGTTACTTTAATTTAAGTTATTCTGATTTAAAGAACTTAAATCCACAGGATTTAATTAAGATACAAGAACAATATTTTGTTGTATCTAAGATAGATGAGTTTAATTTAACAAATAGAGAATTAACTAAGGTTGAATTGGTTCAATTCAACGGACAACCTAAGGTATATCCTGAAAGATATTTCAAATATTTCTATTGTGATAACCCGTCTACAACTTTTAAGTTTAAGACAGATTTTACTAACCCTAACTTATTGAATACAAACTATGGTTGGTCAGTTTATTATGACCATCAGATAGGTTCATTTAGTGGTGATACAAGTAATGTACCATCAGGGTTTACATCTACATTCTTAGATGATGGTAACGTATATGTTCCATATTATATATATGAAGTTTCAGAAGATGAATATAATTCTTCAGGAATTGGTTGGGATAATGACTCGTTACACAATTATATATATTCTTTTACATTTGGACCATTCCAACAAAACATGCCAACGTTCTGGTTAAACTCAGCTTCAACTGTTACAGGTGTTAACTTGTTTGCAGATTGTTCTGCGTTTGAAACTGCAAGAACTACATACACTATATTAACAGGTTCATCAACAAATCATGGAGCTGTTATTACACCGACTGCCACACCAACTCCAACACCTACCCCTACGCCAGGAACAAGTGAAAGAATGAGAGGTAGTTTGATTATGACATTTGATGAATATCTTTCACCTGATTATGTAAAAGTATTTGTTAATAGTGAATTAAGAGATTTACGTAACAATGATGTAGAAAATCTATATTCAACTTACTTATATCCAAATGATGTTGTTGATATTACAATGGAATCAACCATTCCTAGATTTATGTTTATTGATGTTATAAGAAGAGATTATACAACAGACGATGTTAATGGTAACAATGGAATTAGTGATGTGTTTATAACAGGTGTAACATCTTATAACGTTACAGGATTAACTACAACATTTACTGTTACACCAGCTATATTAGATTACGATTTTGAGTATAGGATTGATGCATTGACAACAGAAGGTGGACCAACTCCTACTCCAACTCCAACTAGTACACCAACACCGACACCTACTCCTACTCCATTACCTCCAACAACACCAGGTTACTTGGCGTTTAGAACTATTGCAGGTGGTGGAGAAGCAATATACGCATCAAGAGATGGTATTACATGGACAGGTTCAACATCAGCAACATCGTTATTAGCAACAGGTGGAACAGGTGTAAACTATTGGAATTTTGTTGGTGGTTGTGCAAATGATGATTATTACTTAGCGTTTGGTTCAGGAAAAATTATCTATTCAAGAGATGGTTTACAATGGTATAATGTAACCACAAATTTACGTCCACTTATGGAATGTCCTATTGCAGGTGTATGGGCTAATGGTAAATTTGTTGTAACAGGTCAACAAAACTATATCGCAGGTTTCCCTGGCCCTGGCAATCCTGCTGACCAATTGGTTATTAAGTATCCAATATTGGTTTCAACAGATGGATTTATTTGGACAGGTGTTCAATTACCTGATACAGATTATGTTGGTTCTCAGTATAGAGGAACATCTGTAACATGGGATGGTACTAAATTCAATGTTGTTTCAAGTTTTGGATATTACTATTCATATGATGGAACAACATGGGTTAAACCCGATATATGTTCAAATGAACCAGAAGGTAATGATTATCAAGATTTATTATGGGCACAAAATAGATTAATTGGTGTTCCAAATTATACGGGTACACAATCAATTAGTACTCAATCAACAGATGGTATATATTGGACAGGAAGTACAACAACAAGTAGTTTATTAATTGGTGGTCTTTTTGGAGCATATACTTTTGATGGTAGTAAATTATGGGCAGGTACTATGGATGAAGATACAGGTACACAAAATGATGTTGCATTTACATCTTCAGATAGTGGTGTAACATGGACTGCTAATAGTTCATTAAATAGTTATTTTAGACCTAGCACAAGAGGTAGAACAACCGCATTATATAGTGATGGTGATATTTTATTGGCAGGTGGTGACCCTATTAACTTTAGTAGTGGTAGTATTGTATATTCAACAAATAGTGGTTCAACTTGGTCATTAACTAATTTAACAACTGGTTCTACGATTGCATTTACTTCATATCCAAATGATTACTTGTTAAATCCATCACCAGTTGCACCAGCAACACAAAGAACTGAACCAAGATACGAATTACAATGGGAGTATAATTGGATTAGTTCAGTAGCATCTGTTGTAATTGATGATTTTCATATTAATGACCCATACACAACACTTATTTCAGGTACAACATTCGCATCAGGACCATCAGGTACAATTGCAGGTTCACAATATATATATGGATGTGATAATTTGAAAGCATTTGGTAGTGACGCATATACTGTATCAAGAAGAGTTTGTGAAACTTCATTACCAACAACAAATACAAATAGAGAATTAAAGATTTATCTAAATGGTAGTCTTATTTCAACTGAAATAGAGACAACTGATTTTAATTTAGTTCCTTGTATTACAAATGCATTAGATAATGGTAGTAGTGGATTTACAATTAACAATAACGATGTACTTAAGATTGTTTGGACAGATACATTTGCTATTGAACCAACTCCAACTCCTACCCCATCACCTACCGCAACACCAACACAAACTCCTACACCAACTGCAAGTAGTACACCTACTGCAACACCAACGAGTACACCAACACCAACAGCGAGTAGTACTGCAACACCTACACCAACGGCAAGTAGTACACCTACTCCAACTCCAACTCCTACTCCTACAGGATTACCAATTACGTTAAATTATACGTATAATATTAATGTGGGTACGTCAAGAACTAAACTTGTGACAAGTAATAGTTGTGTTGCTGGTAGTCCATCATCTTCGGTTGTTTTGACTAATATCAGTACAATAGGAGCTACTAGCGAAACTAATAGTATATCTATACCATATAGTAATTGGAATGGTAATTTAATTCCAACAAGGTCAATTGCTAGAGATAGTAGTGGTTCTGGAACACCTGTTGTAAATTCAAGTGTGATACTTGTAAAAGTTAATGGTACAACAGTTTCAAGTTATACTTTTACGATTACACCATTTAATGTTACGACCGTTGGAAGAACTGATGACAATCTATTTACAGGTATATCTGTAAGTCCTGGTGATAATGTAGAGGTTATTTGGACTGAAAACACTTAAATTGAGAACGCGATTAACAAAAAATTATATTTATTAGTATGAGCAGGAAGTATATAAGTCAACAAAATGTAGATAATTTCATATATCCCAACAATGTTTTAAAACAATATGGGGTTGAGATTATCCATAATATCAATAACAATAGTGTAAGTGGTACGGTTACCAATTTTACAGGAACAAGTATATCAGTATCTGCTATCACAATGAGTTTTAATTACACATGGTCATTGAATGGTGCTGAACCATTTGTTGACGATGCTGGTGATTACAATATCCTATCTGTTCATATGATGGCTCCATCAGGGTTATATTTTAAACCATGGAGACAAGTTTATGGTAAATACGCATCACCAACATCAAGTAATAGTGGTTCGGTATCAGTAACGTTAACCCCATCTCAATTGGGATTAAACTTTTTTACTGATGGAACATATTACTTTGAGATTAGAATGATTGGTAAAAAGTCGGTACAACCGATATGTGAAAGTTTGGTAGTTACAGGTTTAACACCTCCAACACCAACACCTACACCATCACCAACGCCAGGTCCAACAGCTACACCTACTCCAACCCCTACACCTTCACCAACACCAAGTATATATCAAAGTGGTGCGACGTTGAACGTGACAGATCCAGGTTGGATTAAATATACTAGTTTAGTAGATGGAGATAAATATGTATTTATTTCTTCAACAGGAACATATACAATAACTGAATGTGTAATATGTAGTACAATTAATTTCGGTTTCCCATTTGCTGACTTAGCAAACTTTACGGTAACAAGTTGTGGTACAACATGTGGAGGACCACCACCACCAACTCCAACACCATCTCCAACATCAAGTCCTGTTAGTGATGTTTATTATGTCTTAACAGATTGTCAAACATATGAAACTAGATACTCACAACAATTACCTGATGGAACATTTAATAGTGGAGATAGAGTAATGGGAGGTTTTGGTTATTATTATGTTGTATCTGGTTCTATAGTATCTACACCAGCATCAACAGTTACAGTAACAGCAACAGGTGAATTTAGTTGTCCATAATAAAAAAAATTAATATATATAAAAATATATGGCTCAGAAACAAGTATCATTAAAAATAACCGTAGACGGAAAAGAATTAGACTTAGCGAAAACCTCGGTTGAGCAGTTTGATGCCGCTTACTCGGCTGCGGCTCAAAAATTATCTACATTAAAAGTTGATAGTGATGAATGGAAGAAATTAAATTCTGAATTACAACATTCAAAGAAAGCCTTTGAAGATACTAAAAATGCTGCAAATAATACTGATGGTAAATTTAAA